AATGACTTCAAATGTATTGATAACTCCATCTCCAACATTTTGAGATACTGGTAATCCAGTTGCAACTAGGATCGTAATCGGTTTATTAGCCATTACACAACCAGACAAACGATGCTGCCCATCAATAAGCCTACCGGTAACATCAAATGCTATTGCTTGGTGAGTTAAAACATAGGATTCATTGTTAATGTCATTAGCTATTTTTTTAACAGATATCGCACTTATCGGCCTATTGTTATAATTTTTAGTTTGCAATATCTCTTTGGCTTCTGATGGCCAAATTGTTTTCAGTTCTACTTTCATATTTATGTTTTCTTATTTGTTGTTGTTTGCTGCGTAAACGGCCACAGCGAGTGCCGCCCAAGTGTGCGACTTAATTCCATAAGTCGGCCCTGGGGTTTTCTTTGTTCCCTGCGGCCCGATCTTGTCGATCAAGGATTGCCTGATATTGGCATCCTTGGCTCGCATCGTTCCGCAGAGAAATAGTTTAATATCCTTCCGAAAGATCAACTCGACGTCCACCCGTGCAACTTCGATAAACCTACCGATCCAGACGCACGTCTCGAATGTCGAAGCCCCGACCGCCATTCCGTAGCTGGCGATCATCTCGCAAGCGCACCGAGTGTATTCGCGACCGATAAGAATCTGGCGGATCTCGGCATTCGGAAGATGGCCATGATCAACTATCTTTCCGTGGTCGTATTGTACGAACGCGCTGTGCGTCGTTCCTGGATCGAGTGCTAATATCATGTTTTAGTGCCCTTGTTTTAATTTTATCTGCTGGGAGTGCGAGAACGTCGCAGATGCCTTGGAATGCTTTTGAACGTATGAAGTGAATTGCCGACTCCCTGTCGAGTTCTTGAGCCTCGTTTAGTTGTTTGCTCAAAAATACCTTCTCGCTTTGAAGATCGGCAACGGCCTGTTGTATCATCCCGCACAGTAATGCGCGGGTGAACTGGCATTCCGCGTCATGTAGTTCCGCTTCGGTCATTACCGGCGCTCCCTGCGGGTTTGGCGGTTCATCCACCATCTGCGGGTCTGCTCGGCTTCGCAGGTGGCTTTGATGCTTCCGATTAAGTAGCCACCGATGAACGAGCAGATCATGCAGGTGGCGAAGATGGCTAAGAAGGTTAGTGGTTCCATATGTTTAAAATTATGCTGGAATGATATCGACTAGGTTATTGGATTTGCTCAAAGCGCGATACCCTGTTGGGGTATCGTTGCCATTGATTATAATGTGTGCTGGTATTGTTGCCCCGTTTGGACGATTTTCAAGTTTCCCAGAAACCATTGTGATCTGGCGAGTCTCGCTGTTAAAGACCCAAAATGGAGCCGTCATTTTGTATGCGCTGCGGTATGAGTTGGGAACTGAAGACCGAGTTGAAACGCCAGACTTAACTACATATCCTGCGGCTTCTAAGTCGGCAATGCGTGTTGCTAGATTTTTTGCTGCGCTCTCCGATACGGCGTGGGTGTATTTCGTTAGGTTTGCGGGAGCTTGTTTGATTTCGATTTTCATTTGGTGTTTTCTATTTTTTGTTTCTTCGTTCGGGTTCGTCCCGTTCGATGGGCAAACATTCTTTCATCTCCGCAAAAATGAAAAGAAAAAAATTCGCGAAGTGCGAAAATAATTCTTGAGAAAAGTCTTTACAAATGAGCGCAACCAATGCCCATGCGCATCTGCGGGCTTTTTTATTTTGAGATCGGGCGGTATAAATTTACCTCGCGAGCGCCTTGGCTCGTCTGTATCGTTGCCTTTCGCATTTCGAGAATGCCTTTCCCTACGGCGGTTTCAACTCGGCAGTTTATTGATGAGATCGTTAGTTTCGACTCGTCCGCAATAGCGCGAATGCTCTTCCAGCCTTGCTTGGCTAGGTCTTTTTCACTATCGACTTTGGTTGTTTCGTAGAAAGCGTCCCAGGCTTTATTTACATCGGCAAGAGCCAAGGGTTGTTTTGTCGTCTTTCGCATAAGTTAATGTTTATTGAGTTTTCTTTGTAAAAGCCATACGCGAAGCCTTGCGACCATCCGAATGTAGCCCTTCGCGTGCTCGCGTATTCCATATCAAACCGCGCAAGCATTCCGACGCAATAGCCCGACGGCCCGTCAAGCGTTCTAGCACGTTCCCAGCCTACGCGGTGCAGGTGGGCGATAACACATTGGCCGTAGGTCTCCGCATGATCGCGGATGGCCTGCACGTTATACATATAACCGTGCAAAAACTTGGTTCCGCCGAGTTCGTAAAAACTACGAATATGATACGGGTACAGCCGCGCTTTTAGTTCCTTCGATGTCTTTTCGATGGCTTGGATCGTTAGCGTTGCGGCGTGCGCCGCAAGCGCGTTGGGTGAAGACGCGAGTTTATAAAGCCTCGCTTCATGATTTCCATATAAAATATGCTGCGGACGCAGTTCGCGCAGGAAATCGAGACCGGCTGAAAGATCGTCGCTGATACTCGCTGCGCGGTCGCTTGAGTTCGGGTCTGAGATAGCGCCAGATCGAAAGGCGGCCAAGTCCAGGAAGTCCCCCAGCATAATGGTCGTGTCGGGCTTCCAGCGTTCTTTGAACATTAGAACGGCCTTGCGTGCTTCTGGGTCGATTTGATCCCCATGAGAGCATCCGACAGCCATCCATTTCTTCCAGCCTTTCATACAAGCTCTGGGATGTTTCGCTTTCCGCGCTCCTCCCATATCCAAGCGCGGACGGCTTCCATCGTGTCTTCGTCGAGTTTCGCAAACGCTCCGGATTCGTGCTTGAGAGCGGATCGAAGCTCTTGGTCTATGTCATCCACTAGGATCAGAATATCAAGCGCCTTGCAGGCTACCTCGTGCTCGTATCGCTCTGTTTCGTCATACTCAAGTGTCATTTTCATGCTTCTTCGTCCTCCTCTTCTTCTTCCAAGTCTGGAAATAAAATGCTGAAAGAATCGCCCGCGAGTCCCTCGACGGCGTATTTGTTGCCGAATACAAACTCCCCGTGCATCGTTTCGCCGCCTTGCTCCCAAGAAACGATCGTCAAGCCGCAGTCGTAGTGCTCCGACAGAATGCGCTTCGCTTCCGCGAGTGCTTCCGTGCGCTCAGACTCAACCGTCGGTTGTCTCTTTTTTTTCAAGCAAGGATGTCTATTTTTTTAGATACTCTAGTGCGTAAGATGGCGAGCATTTCCCGTTCTGTCATTCCCTTCGCCCAATGCGGACGCAGCTGGTAGTGCGGCTCGTCATTGAATTTCCAACGCCCTCCCCACTCGAATCCGAGGGATTCGCCGAGGGGGCCGAGCTCGCGGTAGAATGCGTGGTCGCCAAAGTAGGTTTTGCCGTCTTTGGAAAATACGGCGATGTCGAGCGCCAGCGAGTAGTTGTGCATGGAGGCTCCACCGGCGGCGTTTGTGATTTTAGGGCCAATTGTGGTTCGGCCTTTGGCGTAGAGGGCGTCTTGCTCGGCCCATGTGCGGAGGCCACAGATGCACTTCACGTCGAGGTTGAGCGGGGCGGCGAGCTTTTTTGCCGCGATGATAAATGAGGCGGCGCGGTCGTAGAGATCCGGATGCAGGGTGGAGAGGTTGCGCTCGCTGCGTTCGTCGAGGTTCATTTATCGTGGAGAGTTTTTGAAAATTCCGGTGTGTAGCAGAATGTGCCGTAATCCGTTTTGACGCATAACGCCGGATTATTGAATCCAGCGCATGAAGTCAGAAACGCCATTCCCAGAAACGCGAAGGAAAGAATGATCATCCAAAGCGCGATGGTTTTGGCGCTCATTTTTCTTTGCGGAATATTTCGATAAGGCCAATGATGGCAGCGACTGCCGCGCCGATTGCGTCCCATTTTGCTGGCTCTAGGCTAAGACCGGCAACGCCGCCGATGATGGCAATGCCGCGAATTGTTGACGGTTCCTTCAGTTTTAAGAGTAGTGCTTTCATGGTTTTTTGGTTCTGGTCATTTTATACAAGGAAACTGCACCAATGCAAATTCCCATCAAAAGCGAAAGAATGCGAAGCCATGCTTCGACTTCGGAGAACGAGATCAGAACGGCGGCAGCGGGTGCGGACGTGCCGACGAGAGAATGGAAGGTGTGACTCTCCATTACGTCAAGCTGGCTTGCGTTATGAGTTCCTCGGTCAATGTGCATGATTGAAGAATGATCGTATTGCGCTCTCCGCTTTCGGTGAGTTCGATCTCAATATCGGCGGTCGCATTCGTCGCATTTAGCAAATAGTCGCGCACGCCAAACGTGCTAAAATTAACCGATGCCGTCTTGCCTGGGGCTGCGCTCAACCCGCTTTGCACTTGGAGTGGCAACAAGTCCACAAAACCTTTATCACCCCCAAAAGTAAGGTCGAAATATTTCCCTTGGATGCCAGTAACGGTCACGTTATTCGCGCCAATCGCGTTAAGTGATTGTAGTGCAAATTGCAAATCTGATGCGCTTACTGTTGCTGGGATTGGGTCACTTTGATTTAATACTGTTGTTGCAACACTGCCGGATGTTATAGTTGCCGATCCTAGTGTGATGCCCGTTGTAATTGTCGATGACCCCAATATAAATTGGGTTCGGCTTGGGATTTGAGTAACGAAATACGGGGAACCTTGATTATATCCTGTCAACGCTGTGAACCCTGTTAATGTAACTGTCTGGAATAATGCTAGACCGTGATTTGCTGACGTTGTGAAAACGCCATTTGTTACGGTCGAAACGATGTCCACGTTGTAGGTCGGAACCGTTACTCGATAGCTACCGATATATGGAGGCCGTGAAAATGATATCCGCTGCACTTCGTTTTGCAGGGGTGAGCCGGTAATGGTTGTGGCAACGCTCACCGTCAATGCCGTTCCGAGATCAGTCCAAGTTGGCTGGTAAACGGCAGGAGCGAGTCGCAGTTGCAACTCTTGAATTTCGTTCGTCGTGGCGTCTCCTGCGAGTCGCTCGTCAATGAGCGCCGATGTAGTCGGGATGAGATGCGAAACGTCCGCCGTGATCGCGGAGCGAGTGCCTGCCGAGTTGAACGAAATGACAAAGTTGGTCGCCATCGTTCCATCAACTGACACTTTTCCAATGCTCGTAATGGCTGAAAGCGAGTTGAGCGCGGACGAGATCGCCCCCGCGGTCGCGCTAAACCCTATTGCTCCGCTTGTCTCGCCACCGAAGGAGAGTATGAATGTGCCGCTGGCAGGCGTTCCCGTGCGAGTTCCTACGCCAAATTTCACCGTTGTGCCGGTCATATCGACTACGTTGAAAGGAGCGGACACATTGCCTGTGGCTTCCAAAAAATATAGGTTGATAGCTCCGTTATCGCCTTTAACAAAGCGCGGAGCGGTCGCAGGTGCAAGGCTGGTCAGACTTGTCGCCAGCCTGCGGTTGGTCATATCAATATAAAGGTCGCGTGCCATTTATTCGTGTGTTTTGTCAACAGCTTCCCATTTCCCTATCGGGCATCGCTCGGTTGCCATTCTTAGTTTTGCCCATGTGGAGCACCCGCACTTGCGACAGCGGCCCGTGGTGTTTAAAGCGGCGGCGTCCCATTCGGGACATACTTTGCAGAGGTCTTGTCGAAGTGCGAGCGTTTCGGGTGGGGTGACGGCGAAGCCGGCGCGAGCGAAGCGGTGCGTCGCTTGAGCAAAACGAATCATCATTTCGTTTTGTTTCGATGTCATGAAAAAACAATCGTCAAGGAAAGCGGATAGCTTGGGAACGCTTCGGCAACTCTGAATGCCTGTCCATTTATTGAGCCGTTTTGGCTAATTCCTGCTCCTGGGGTTGGAAAACACTCTTCGGCGGTAAATGGTTCTGGGGCGAATTTAACTGTATTTGATCCACTGTCATCAATGACGGCGCATATAACTCCGTCCGCATAACTAACCGTCCAAAGGATAAAATCAGTCGGCGGATTTCCATTATAAGAGGCAAAACTGCCATTCCACGGTTGTGATATCCCGTTGACGCTAACATTGGTTGCCGATTCTATAATTGTTTTTAAATCGCTAGGAACATACATACAGCCGCAAACCAACGGAGTAGGCGGAACACAACACGCGCAATTCACAGCACGAGTTGTGCCGTCGGTTTTTATTTTGATAGCGTTGGAAGCGGTGCGGCCTACGATCATTTTAGCAAGCCTCGGTTGCGAGCCAAGTGAGCGTGCCGCCCTGTGCGCCTAGCAAGAATGGGCCTTCGCCGGCTGGAATCGGAGGTAATTTTAGTCTCCGAGATGGGAAATTAGCTTGCGTGGCATCTTCGATATAAGACGCGTGAACGTCTAATTTTGCCCAAGCAAAATTTTGCATCAAAGCCGCCGCAGAAATCGGCGCGGTCGATTTGCCGCTGGTTATCTGGTCGCGGAAGTCAACGGGGAAATCATTCATATGTGGAGACTTGATACCTCTCTTTTAGTAAATTCCACCGAGATCGGAGTAAATTTGCACCCCCACGTAACAGTGACCTCATCGTAGTCACCAAATCCAGCGCGATTGACATTTATTATTTCGGGTATAGTTACAAGTCTGTTTTTTATTGTGCCGCGAATATAAGTAGATGTCGTTGTATACTCCACAATGCGAGCGCCTCCATAGTACACCTCTTGTTCTGTCCTTGTCGTTGTTCCCCCTAAGTAGTTCTCAAGTTCCTGTAAAGTATACCTTGCTCCAATATTTCTATTCCCAGCAACATCTGCCACCACAGCAACAAGGACAGTTGCATTTAATTTTATTTCAGGCAATATTAAGTCTGCAACAGAATCCTCTTTCCGCATTGTAAATTTACGAGTAAGCGTGTCTGATAATACTTGTAAATCGTAAATTGTTCTGACAAATGTGGCTTGAGCTTGAATCCCTTGACCAGATGTTACTGTCAGGCGAGTTGAACCAACATTTGCGCCCAAAACGGACGGGATCGGATTGGTTGCATTTGGCGCGGTAACAAGCGATCCGAAATATCCGCTGACCGTAAATGTCGTAAATCCGTCCGTCTCATCTTTGCGTTTTGCGTTTTCGCGGATGATGTAACTCGTCCTATCGGGCACTCGAAAGCCCTGCGCGAGAGTGGTCTCCAATGCGTCCGCATTTGTTGTCCTGCATTTATATATACAATCGACGCGCGAGAGGCCGCTGTCGAAATTTTCTTTCGTTATGCTTGTTAAAATTAAGCCATCTGATCCGTAATATGTATGTGCCATAACTTTATGCTAAAACCGGTTGCGGGAGTTTTGTTTCGAGACTTACAACAGCGGTTTTGATCGCTTCGACCATTGCCTCAAGAGACATTTTTGTTGGCGGTGTTTTTGTTGAAGGGGATGCCTGCGGGGGTTTCATGCCGCTTTTAATTGCTTCCCCCGCTTCTTTCATTTTTCCCGCTCCCTCTTTTGTTTTTTCTGCGGCTTTTTCGTTAACATCCGCGAAACGATCTAATCCTTTTTGTGTCCGATCGGTCATCTTGCTGAAGTCTTTGAATACACCTTCCTCGCGAGCGAGTCGCACAAGCTCAAGCTCTTCTTGTCGGGTTAATGAGGCAGGAGCCTTGTTTCCATAGTAATCCTTTAGAATATCTGTTGCCGCTCTCATATCGCGCCCAGCTCCGGCCCCAGTAACAGACGTCTGTAGTTCCCGCGTGGCTAACTGTTGCCCAGTTGCCTCGGCAGCCTTATATTGTCCTTTTTCAATTTGCTCTTGTGCTTTTCGCATTAGTCTTCCACCTGGGTCAACAGCTTCTGACTCTTCTTTCGTTTTAATTTTCTCTCCGATCTTCGTGGCGAGAGAGTTTTTGACTCGGTCGGCGTCGCGTGCGGCACGAGCCATTTCATTTGCGAGCTTAGTTGCTTCTGGCGCACCCATTCCGCTTTTAATCAAATCTTGGATCGTGGATTGGAGTTTTTTTGCGTTAGTAAGCGACTCAGCTAATTTAAAATCCCCATCTGCGAGTGCTTCGTTTATAGCGATCTGAGTATTGACCTCATCGCGTTTAATAGCGGCGGATTCCTTGAGCTTTTCCTGCCTTGCTTTTTCAGCATTTGCGGCCCGCTCGTCTTTGGCGGTTTGATCTTTTGCCAATGCCTGTTGGTTGTTCTGCTTTTCGGTAAAGGCTTTTTGCGAAGCGGCAACATCCTTGTCAATGCGTGCCATCGCCTGCGCTTCCCACTCCTTGTCGGCGGCAATGATCTCTTGCGTTTTGTTTACTATGCCGGTTTGTTTTTCTGTTACCTTATCAAACAATGGCGGGATGTCTGCTAGGTTCTTTTTAAAGTTCGCGGGGATGTCGCCCATTGATTGGCTGGCTTTATCTGCGGCAAGTTCTGCTGCGATCGGAATCCGTTGCAATGCTAATTCTGACTGTAACGCTCCAGCTTTAGAGCTTTCTTCTAATCCCTTTGCGATTCTGCTAAACGCCGGCCCAAGACTTGTGAATGTATCCGCAAGCGATCCAGATACCACCTTTTTGATGTATCCGCTAACGTAATCAAACGCGGATGTGATAGCTAATACCATCGGGCCGCTTCCATTGAATTGATCTTTTATGAAATCGCCAACCGTCTTCATTGCTGCAACAATATTTGTATAAATGCTATTTGCCGTGTCCTTAGCTTGCTGGACAATCGCCTCCCAAGCGAGCTTGAATCCGTCTGTAAAGTTGCCTGTTTTAAACTCATCCACGGCCTTTTGGAACAGCTTCATGCCGTTGCCAGCGCCGACAAAAAACGCGCCGATCTCCTGTCCAGCCTTGGCGGCATCGAACATAGAAAGCGCTGTAGTTACGGCGTCGAGCGCTGGTTTTACCTTGTCGATCAAGCCTGCTGCGAACTCGATGAACTTCCCGCCGACGACAACAAGATTGTCACTGATGCGGTCGAACTGCGATGACCCTGCTTTCATGATGTCGGGCAACGATCCGAGTTGCAGTTTTGCCGTCTGAATCTCGTCGTCAAAATTGGCGAATACCTGGTTGAGTGCGCCGCCTGACTTTCCAAAAATCTCCATTGCAGTTGCAGCTCGCTGCGCTGGATCTGGTATGGCGGCAATGGCTTTTCCTATCGTTTTTAGTTGCTCCTCAGGCGACATCCCTTGGAGTTGAGAAAGTGAAAGTCCTAGGTCGGCGAAGGCGTATGCGGCTTTACTTGTGCCGTCTTCGGCGTCAACAAGTGACTTTTGCATTTTGTTGATAATCGGCCCAAGCGAATCGGCCCCGACTCCGGCGTTCTGGAATGCGCGTTCAAGAAGCAAGACCTTATCAACAGCGATGCCCGTGCGGTCGGCTAGGTCATTTAGCCTGCCCCCCATATCAAGCGCGGCCCCGAAGCTCTGCACGGTCTTGAGCGCAGCCGAGAATGCCGCGTCGATCGCCATTGATCCAACCTTGGCTGCTGCTCCTGCGAGTGTTGCGCCTACGGCTATTTTCCCAAAGCCAATTTCTCCCTTTTTTCCCGTATCTTCTGCCGCTGTTCCCAGAGATTTGACTTGAGTTGTCGTGCCTTGCGACTGATCGCCAATGGCCTTTATGTTTTTTTCCATCGACGTAACCTGCCCGATGCGCTTCATCGTGCCTTCAAGCTCGGTCATGGAAAGCTCGCCACTTTTGACCTTTGTTTTTAGGCCATTCAATTCGTCTTGAACATCCTTGAGTGTCTTCTCAAGTCCTGTATCTGTTGCTCCAAATTCTACGGTTACGTCTGCCATTTTTTTAGGTTTCTAAAAGGGTTTTTTGTCTCTTTTTCAAAATCATGTTCATCTGATTTTTCATTTTAGTTGAGACAACCGACAGCGCATGAAGTTGCTCACTTGCTGGTAGGATTTGAGAAACCCACGGCACGTTGTTTGTAAGCGTCACCTTTGGGCTTTTGATGTTGGATGTTGAGTCTTGGACTGATCCAGATCCACCCCGCACGGTTTTTTTTACCCACGATGGGAAGCCTGTAAGCAAGCCGCCCTTGTTTACTTTTTTGAGTTGGCTTGCACAATCTGCCCATCCACCTTTTGAAATGCCGACACGCTTTTGTATTTCGGTTATGTAGGTATTGAGTTCGCTGCCGCTTGAGATAAACAACTTGCTTCCCCTGGTCTTTGTTCTGCCAGTCGGCTTAACGCGAGCAGCTTGGTGGTGTTCTTTAATTGCGCTCTTGCCGTCTAAAAACTCAATCCCTGTCCACTTGTTCAAAAACCCAAGGTTTCGGAAAATAGTCTCAACAACATCATACCTTTGATTTGAAATCAGCGTCTTGAGCCGTTGCCCAATCTTCTTATTTTCAACCTTATTTGCCATTGCCAATAATTGAACCGGCGGTTTGATGATTTTTCCAATATCCTTTTTTACGCGAGTTGTTCCGGCTGTTTCATCATTCCCAAACGGCTGCGTTCGCCTAGCCAACTCCACGCAAAGAAGGCGAGCGTTGAGCATGACGGCGTCAGGAATCGTGACCTCGCGGATCTCCGCGTAGTCCTTCATTATCTGCTCAAATTTCAGACTCTCGAACTTGAATTTTGCCATATTTAGCCAGGGTATCTTCTATGGTGGCGAGAGCGTCAATATCAACGCTGGCGTTGTTACGCGACCAAGGCCGATGGATGCCGTTCGTGTAGTCGTCAGCTTGGAGCAACTGCAACCCTGCCGCGAACGGAAGCTCTTCTAGGATGTGAACGAAGCCCCAGCCGGTCAACTTAACGAGTCGAAAGACGTAAGATGCAAGCCAGTTGGGGCTGTTTAGTTTCCCGACCCTGATCCTTCGCTAGCGTCCGATGCTGGCGATGAAGCATTGTAAAGATCGAATGCCACTCCCATCGCTTCTGACATATCGGTTGTTTCATGATGGTGCTTCATGTTCTTCTCGATCCAAGAATCGACGGCATTGATGAACGTGTCGCGGTCATTAACAGCCCCTCTGATCGTGCTCATTGGCTCGGAGTGCAGGAAAGTAAAGGCTGCGGCTTTCCAAACTGGATCCATATCGCCCGAAAATACCTCATTACGTTGCATCCATGAAATTGTAAGCGCCGTGATCGGTCGCAAGGTGCGCCCGTTTACTTTCTTCGGGCCGTCTTCCATCGCTTGAATGCGGAGGATTTCGTCGTCTTTTACTAGGTCTGTGTTTTGTGTCTTTTTCATTATTTTAAAAATCTGGTCATTTCTTGCTTGGTCTTATCCGAAGCGTTCTCCGAAATGGCGATGCGTTTGCCGTTGTGCTCGATCTCGATCAAGCGCGGAGTATTGCGAATGATGTCTACAAGAACATCGCGGTTGGCTAATGCTGCGCGGATGTAGCAGAGCGGGTTCTCTGGGTCTTTTATTTCAAGTTCGTCGCCTTCCTTGGTCATCTGGCGATAGACTTGTGAAGCGTCTTGGCCCTTGTCGTTCTCGCCTTCAAACCAAAACTCCGTTGACTCCTTGCCGTCGGTGCGAACCAGTCGAGTGACTGGTGGGAAGTTCATTTTGAAGCCCATCGTCGCGAGTGCGACAGCGGCTTTGAGGTTGATCGTGTGGAAAAATTTCTTATTTGCGTCCATATGTATAAAAAAGTGGCTCCCTTTAGCCGGGGAGCCATCGGCATGAGCCAGTTTGTTAGACGATCTCTGGGTATTGAGTCGCAGAAACGGTGATCGTTTTGAACGTGCCGGCGCCTGTTTTTTCTGAAACGGAGTCAACGATGACTGCACCGCCGGAAACGCCGTAGGACGTTGTATCGTTGGCGAGTGTGAGCACGTTGGCGAGTTCGTAGGCAACACCACCGTTGATGACGCCATCAAGGCTGATCGTGGCGGACTTATTGAAATACGCAACTGCGACGGTATCGCCGAGCGCGTCCATTACGGTTGCTTTGTCCGACTGAACGGAACGGGAGAATGAGTTGAGTAAAAGGCCAGTCTCTTGGAGAAGGCCAAATTCGACGCCTGAGGCGACAGATGATGTGATGACGGTTGCTGGCATATAAAACGCCAAAATTGTCAACTCGCGAAAAGCGCGGAGTGGACGGTGATCGTAACGGAGCGTTCAAAATGACGCTCGTTTGTCGAAAGCGATACCGGCCCGTCCCGAAGGATGCCGAAGACGAAAGCGTATTGCGGGCGAACTGCGTTGAGCTTGGTCTTTAGTCCCGTGATGTCATGCGAAATACAAAGCACTTGTGACCACAAGTTCTCCATTGCCATTTGATCCATGTCGTCGGCTTGAACAATCAGAGCGATATCGACGCTGAATTGGAAAATGGCTGAGTCGATAATGCTCTCGCGCTGGCGAGTGCATTTTACGAAGCACGCAGGAAGCGTCATCGTGCCGAAGTTTTCCGCTGCCGTTACCACCAGGGCGCCGTGCATCGCTTGCTGGAGAGCAAGGACGAAGGTA